CAATTTTTTTTAATTTTTTGAAAATATTTTCTTCTGTATTTATATCTATTTCTTTATTATCACTCCATGTTACATTTTTTGATTTATTTTCATAATTATTTTCATTATTATTTTCATTATTAATTAATTTATTAGTAAATTTTTCATTTTTAATTGATGTTTTTTGTGGCTTTAACCAACTATCATCTTTTTTATAGTTATTATTAATCTGTTCAACATCATAATTTCTTTTTAAAGTCATTTCTTTAATAATCTTATCCATTTCACTTATTGGTTCATCAGTAAAATTATCTGAAAAACTAGGCATTTCTGGTACAGATAATGTCATAGAATTTGTAAATTCTTCTTTACGTCTTATTAGATCTTTATCAAACTGTGATATTTTTTCATTATGTATTTCTTCATATGTAATTAATTCTTTTAGAGGTATATCATCAAATATTTTTATTTTATTAGGTAACTTTTGTGAAAAATTTGTTTTTATAAAATTTAAAATTAATAATATATATTTTTTATTCATATCAATTAAATTATTATTTTTTTTACTTTCTACATGAAAAAATCCTTTTAAATTTTCTAAAAATGTTTCAGATATTTTATTTTGAATATCTCTAGACAAAAATTTAAAAATATCTTCATCTGTAATAACATCCCATAGTGTATTTATATTATCTTTTTGTAAAAATGTATGAATATCTATATTTTTCGTCATTAAATATATAAATATATAAAGTTATTTTTATTATATATTTATCAAGAAATATTGTTATTTTATTTCTTTGTATTTCTTTTTTTATTAGTCTTCTTTTTATTAGTCTTCTTTTTATTAGTCTTCTTTTTATTAGTCTTCTTTTTATTATTTTTATGTATTTTTCCACCGTCTAATGCTTTCGCTACTAACCAAAATTTATCATTACTATTAACTGACATTTCACTATTACTAGATAATCTTCCTGAATCTTCATCCATAAATTTAGTTTTATCAAAATTAACTTCATCATATCTATTTTTTTTGGGTTTTATATAAAAAATCTTTGTTGAAAATGAAGATTTTAAAACAAATGTAACCTTTCCAATTAAATTACCATTTCTATCATAATATATATTATTTTTTTCTATTTTTGAACCATCAACAGGAACAATTTCATATTTAAAATTTCTTGGTAAATTTTTTGGATCTATTTTAAGCGGTAAAATAATTTCTCCAAATGAATTTGATTGATTTGTATTTGATAAATTGGATGAATATGGCATAGCATTTACAACAAGTGGTTTATTAAGAGCGTTTGCAACTGGCAATTCTTCCATATATTATATAAATAAAATATAATTTTTTATGCTTTATTTATAATTATTTATATAATTATTTATAAAGAGTCGTTAAAATATACATGTCTAAATTTTTGCATATATTCATCCTTTAATATATGTGTTTTTAAATAATGTTCTGTCATTTTATCTTCAAGCATATGAACAATAAAGAATAGTGAATATATTCCGCATTCAGTATTACCATATTGATGTTCTATACCTTCATTACTATCGAATTTAAAGTTAATCTTATTTTTTAAATTCAAACCTTGTTCTTTTATCCGTTTCACTAATTTCATTATTTGTGGCATTGGTTTATCACCAGTACTATCAAAGAAAAAAATCTTTTTCTTTTTAATATTAATAAACATTGAAATCCAATGTTGTCCAGGTTTATTATGAGGATCTGTATTAAATATAATACCAATTTTATATTTACCTTTTTTAATCTGATTTGCAAGACTAAAATTACACAATTCATCCCAAACACACTCACCATATAATTTTCTTGTATCAAAATCAATAGGTGTAGGTCCAATAAAATCAAAGCATTTATATGCTTTTTCATATTGCTTCATAACATTCATTATATCTACACTAGACAACCATTCATTTGGGTTCTTTTTCCATTCTGGTGGAGATTCAGGAGCAAATGAATCAGCCATATCACTTTCAAGAACGCCAAATTCAGCTTTTTGTTTTAACCAACAAGATTCTTTATTACAAACACTTCCTAATTTTTCACTTAATTGTTGATGTATCTCTTTTGGTGAATTAGTAGTAATTTTTACATCAGGATGTCTCGCATTCCACAAGTCTCTCAATTTATAGAGTGATTTATTGGTATAACATGAGTAATCATTTACTTCATCTTTGGGTTTTGGACTACAATTAACCTTTTTTAATTTAATAGATTTATTTTTACCTCCTATACTTTTATTATTTTTGTTATTTTTGATATTCTTTTTTGAATTATTGTGTATTTTTCTTTTATGTGTCTTCATATAATTAAATAATATTATCTTTTACTTGTATTTTTTAATATGTCCATATTTTTCTTTTATTTTGTTATTTTTCTTTTGGTATGATAATATTATTTTTAATTACACTTTGCTTTACAAATTTATCTAAAGTATTTATCTTATCTTAATTTATTTATTATTTTATTTATTATTTTATATATTATTTTATTTATTATTTTATATATTTTCTATGTAAAATATACAATTTAACAATTTTGTTTTGTCATATCACGTACTTGAACTCTTGTAGGATTCATGAACATAATAGAACCTACTTTATTTGGATCTGGGTTTGGGTTAAAACTATAAAAACTCTCGTTTTGAAATAATAATTCATGTGGATTTGGTTTACTAATTGTTTTAAATTTATAATTATATAAATCGCTTTTGCTATTTGGAACATAAACTGATTGACTACATTTTTGAATTGCATATACTTGGTTTCTTAATTCAGATTCTTTATTTATATTTGATGCAAAACCGGACCATGGTGATTGTGTATTTCCAGGATTAAAAACTGTATTAACATTATATGTTGGCATTTGATGAAATGGAACTGTCAATTCTTTTCTTGGATCCACAATTGGAAAATATGAGTATTTTGTCATAACTGGACGAACATCTAAATAAGGTTGAAGTGGTTGTGAAGGAATATTTCTATCATAAATTCTTGAATTTGTTTCTTGATGTATTTTAACAACAGTCTCTGAGTTCATTGATATAAATATATATTATTTTTTATACATTTAAACAATTATATTTAAAAAATTATATTAAAAAAATTATTTGCTATAATTATTTGCTATAATTATTTGCTATAATATTTTTTAAAATATAATAAAGAAATTAGCATATAATATATACTAATGTGTGGCATTTTTGCTCTTATTAACACCTTTTATGATACAAATACAATTAATAATGAATTTATGAAAGGTAAATTTCGTGGACCAGAATTTTCTAAATTAGATACTTCATATATTAAAATGATTCTAGGATTTCATAGACTCGCTATTAATGGTTTAAATGATGTCTCAAATCAACCTTTGGTTATAAATGATGTTGTATTAATTTGTAATGGTGAAATTTATAATTATACACAATTATACAAATATATGAATACAGAACCACAAACCGGTTCAGATTGTGAAGTTATTATTCATCTTTATATTAAGTATGGTATTGAACAAACCCTTATAATGTTAGATGGTGTCTTTTCATTCATTTTATTTGATAACCGTATTACATATGATTTAAATAATAAAATATATATAGCACGTGATCCGTATGGTGTTAGACCATTATATTATTTAAAAAATAATATGAATAATAAATTAGACAGAATGCATGGTTTTGCTTCTGAGCTTAAATCTTTGGAATATTTTTATAATAAAGATGTTGAAACATATTCAATTGAACAGTTTAAACCAGGAAGTTATAGTGTTTTTAATTTATCCAGTAAAGTATCATCATATTGGACACCTCTAAAGGAAAATATCCCTTATTTTATTCCTTCTTTTTCCTATACTTGTTTTTCAGAAGAAAATAAATTAGAAAAATTGTTAGATTCATTCTATACACAAATTTCTTATTATTTACGATCAGCTGTAAATAAAAGATGTTTAACAACTGAGAGACCAATTGCTTGTCTTTTATCTGGTGGACTTGATAGTAGTTTGATTGCATCTCTTGTTTCCGAATATTACAAATCTAATAATTATGATAAACCATTAGAAACATACAGTATCGGATTAAATGGCTCAGAAGATTTAAAATATGCACGTATTGTTGCAGATTATATAGGTAGCAAACATACTGAAATTATTGTAACTGAAAAGGAAATGTTTGATGCTATTCCTGAAGTAATTTATAAGATTGAAAGTTATGATACAACAACCGTTAGAGCCAGTATAGGAAATTATTTGTTGGGGAAATATATTGCAAGTAATTCAGACGCCAAGGTAATTTTCAATGGTGATGGTTCAGATGAATTATTTGGTGGTTATTTATACATGAATAATTGTCCTGATGATATTGAATTCGATAAGGAAACTAGAAGATTATTAAATGATATTCATTTATTTGACGTTTTACGATCTGATAAATCTATTTCATCTAATGGTCTAGAACCTAGAACACCATTTTTAGATAAAACTTTTGTTAATTATATCTTATCAATACCTGCATATTTTAGAAATCATAAAAATATTGGAAATATTGAGAAATTTTTATTACGTACTGCATTTTCCAAAAAATATTTTTTAAATTTTAATTCACAAGAATTATTACCTGATGAAATTCTTTGGAGGAAAAAAGAGGCTTTCAGTGATGGTGTTAGCTCTCATGGACGATCTTTATATACTATTCTTCAACAACAGATTGCATTCTTATTAAATATTGAAGAAAAAACAAATACATTTTTAGCCTCCATATATACAGAAAAATATTATTATAAAAAAGTATTTGAAAATGTATTTCCAAAATGTGAAAAAATTTTACCATATTTTTGGATGCCAAAATACACGGATGCTACAGATCCAAGTGCAAGGACTTTACAAATTTATGAGAAAAATAAGTAAATATAAGTAAAAATAAGTAAATATAAGTATTATATTTATTCTTAATAAAATAAAGCTTTTAACTACTATATCTAGTAGTGTTTATACGAAAAATTATTGTTCCAATAAATATAATAAAAATTATAAAATAAAATAGTGCTAATATAAAAAACATACAGTATATAGGTAGTAACATATAAAGTATAACAAAAGTATTTTTAAATATTTTAATTATTTAATAATATATAATATTTATTTAATAATTTGAATATTTTATAATATTATATAATTCGGTTATTGTATAATATTATGTTATTATATAATGATTAC